GTAAAACTTTTATTTGCTGTTTAGCCATGCTTTATCTTTTATATCGCATGCTTTGTCTTAAAGACCCATATGCCTATTATGGTATGATGCCAAGTGATAAAATTTCATTCTCAATGTTAAACATTACATTAGAGACTGCCCAGGGCGTTGGCTGGGATAAAATCCAACAATTATTACAAGGTTCTCCATGGTTTATGAGCCATGGCAATCTAAATGCAAGTAGAACAAACCCTCAATGACAACCAGATAAACATATTGAGCTAATCTTTGGTTCAAATAACAATCATATCGTAGGTCGTGCATTATTCTGCAATCTTACCGATGAAGTTAACTTCGGTATCGGTAATGATGTTGAAAAGAAGAAACAAAGACAAAAGAAAATGATTGCCCAAATCGATGCTCGTATGAGATCAAGATTTTTAAAGGGCACATACTTGCCTACATTAAATATAATTATATCTTCTAAAGATACTGAACAAGCATTCTTAGATAGCTATATTAATACTAAAAAACAAAACGAAAGCAAATCAACACTTATCATAGATGAACCTCAATGGGTTGTTCGTCCTGATAAAGGAACACCAAATGACCCAGGAGCATTCTATGTTGCTATTGGTGGTAAATTCCTAGCACATGAGCTTCTTCCAGTAGACGCGGATGACAAATTAGTCGAAGCTATGCGTGAAAAAGGATATTTGATGATGAAAGTACCTCCAGGCTTTAGAGAAGCTTTTGAGGATAACTTAGACCAAGCATTAATGGATATTGCTGGTTATTCAACATCAAGTGCTACTAAATATATCTCAGGCGTAAGATTAAATCAAGCAAAGGTAGATACATATAAAAATCCATTCACAAAAGACGTTATTGAAGTTGGTAATGCTCCAGAAGACCACTTGCAATATGCAAACTTCTTCGACTTATCAAGAGTAAGCCCAACTGATATGGCAAGACCTCTATTTATTCACTTAGATATGTCTACCGGCGGCGGAGGCAAAGGCGACAAAACCGGTATTGCTGGCGTCTGGATTACAGGCAAAAAGCCAACAGTTGAAGGCGAAGATGCTTCAAGAGAATTGCAATATAAGCTTGCGTTCTCTGTATCTATCAAAGCTCCTCGTGGTTATCAAATAAGTTTTGAAAAGAATAAAAACTTTATTAGATGGCTTCGTGATAGAGGATTTGCAATCAAAGGTATTTCAAGCGATACCTATCAGTCAGCCCCTGTTCAACAAGATTTAAAAGGTGAAGGATTTAGAACTGAAATCTTGTCTGTTGACCGCGTTGACCAAAAGACAAAAACATGTCTTCCATACCATAACTTAAAATCAGCTATTTATGAAAGACGTATTCAAATATATCAAAAGTGCGACCAATTAACAGATGAATTAATTGGACTTGAAAGAAAAGGCGATGGCCATATCGACCATACCCCAGATGGCATTAACTCAAAAGACCAAGCTGACGCAGTTTGCGGAGCTATGTATCTTGCAAGTAAATATGCAGAAGAGTATTCATACAATTATGGTGATAATCTAAATGCTGCTCTTGAAGTAAGTGATATCTCAGATGCGAGCAAAAGAACGCAAATGATTACTGACTTCCAAGCTGAGTTACAAAAGATTTATATGGATACTTATGAAGAACTTGATGAGCTTGACCAAGAAGAGCGCAGAAAGAAAAAAGAAGAATATGAATTGTATCGCAATATAAGCGATGGAATTATAATTATTTAAAGGAGAATTTACAATGGCAGAAGAAACACCAAAAAAGACAAGAAAGCCAAAAAGTTCCCTGATTGGTAATCAGGCAAAACCAGTAGTACTGGATTCCACGACCAAGTTAGATATTGATACAAACAAAGTATTAGTAGACAACATTATCGAAGCTGGTTTATCTAGCAAATTAGACATTTCCGCAATTGAGCGCTTTACATCTATTTCAAATGCTAGAGACCAAGTTTATATGTTAATCGATACTATGTGTCAAGACTCTGCTGTTTCATCTATCGTCAGAACCTATACAGATGACGTTTGTGAAAGAAGCGATAATGGACATATTGTATTCTGCGAGTCTTCCGACCCAAAGATTAGCATGTTTGTAAACTATTTATTAAATGTCATGAATGTTGACAAACAAATTGACAAGTGAGTTTATAGTTTAATTAAATATGGTGATGTCTATTTAAGACTTTATCGTGAATCAGATTATACTGATAAATTATTCAATAGATCTAGTATCGATAAGGCAAATAGAACATTAAATGAAGATGTTAACTTAGTTGTCCATAAGACAAATGAACCATACAGCTATTATGTTGAAATGGTACCAGACCCAAGCACAATGTTTGAGTTAACTAAATATGGACAAACATTTGGATATATTGAGGTTCCAAATAACCCATCTCCTATTGACCAATCAACTTATGTTGGTGGCACAACTGGATTAATGGGAAATACAAGCTTCAATTTCCGTTATAAATCAAGTGATGTTAATGTATATCAAGCAGATGACTTTGTTCACGCTGCATTAGAAGATAACGTTTCTCGTTTCCCTGAAACAGTCGATTTATTCTATGATGACCCAGAAGAAACAAAGACTGGCAAGAAATCTGGACTTCCATCAGCGGATGGCAACTCTGGACAAACATATACTGTTAGACGTGGTAAATCATTATTATATGATGCTTATAAGATTTGGAGAGAAAAAGCTTTATTAGAAGCTGCTGTCTTGTTAAGCCGTCTTACTCGTTCTGGTATCGTTAGAAAAGTTGCTGTTGAAGTAGGCGATATGCCAAAAGAACAAGTTCAACAAGTCTTACGTAGAGTTAAAGAAATGTTTGAGCAAAGAACTGCTTATAACACAAATAATTCTATGTCTGAATATACTAACCCAGGCGCAGTTGAAAACTTTATCTATTATGCAACTCATAATGGACAAGGAGCAATCACTGTTGAGTCTGTTGGTGGTGATTACGACCCAAAACAATTAACAGACTTAGACTGGTGGAATAATAAATATTATTCATCATTCGGAATTCCAAAACAATACTTCGGTTGGACAGACGATGGTGCAGGTTTCAATGGTGGTTCATCATTAACCATTATCTCCAGCGTTTATTCAAAAGGTGTTAAGAGAATTCAAAATACAATTTTACAGGCCATTACTGATATTATTAATTTAATTTTATTAAACCGTGGTTGTAAAGCTTACTTAAATAACTTCGTCTTAAAGATGAAGGCTCCATTAACTCAAGAAGAATTAGACTTTAGAGCTAACTTCAATGATAGAGTCAATGCTATTAGCAGCATTAACAGCTTATTCAGTGATGTTGAAGACAAAGCTAGAAGATTAACTATTATCAAGAGCTTAATTAGCACACTTAGCTTAGGCGATGAAATCAATGTTGCATTAGACCACGAAATTACCGCCGCTGAAGAAGCTGCAAAGAAAGCTGCTGCTGAGGAAGAAGCTGCTGCTAAAGCAGAAGCTGACGCCGCTGCTGCAGAAGCCAGTGGAGCTGAAGAAGTTCCAGCGGGAGAAGAGGAAGAGGAATTAGACCTAACTCCAATTCCAGACGAAGAGCTTCCTGAAGAAGCCGAAGAAAGCTTTAAAGCAAACCCAGACTCAACAGTATTAACTGAAGACCAAGGCTTGCTTACTGAAGATGATGACCTTCCAACTCCTGAAGAAGCAAATGGCGATAAAGACTTTACAGAAAATAATTAATTAATATTGAAAGGAAAATAATATGATTACAAAGAATGATTGTTTATCAATTTTAGTTAAATTAGGAGATGCCGGCGTTGCTGGTGTCGACCCACAAGTTAAAAAACTATTAACTTCAAGAGATATCCCACTTGATGTCTTAAAATTTATTTCTGATAACCGTGGACTTGAAGTTAGCAAATTCTATGAAGTCTTACGCAAAAGCCACAACCAAAAGAAATCTCCGCTATATACAAATATCCTAAAAGAGGTTGATGATCCAAAGACTGTATTAACTACATTATCCAGCCTTCTCACTCAAATCTCTCTTTATGGAAATAAATTAGATAATGCCTCTATCTTCTATAAAGAGGTTAGAGCCGAAGAAATTTCTAGGGTATTATCAAACTATTTCAAGTCCGGCATCTTTGAAGAGTGCTTAACCCTTCTCAAAGTTATTAAGTCCGATTTACTTGTTTTAGAGTATATTGCCGGTAGAAGAGACTTAGTTAAATAACTAAAAATATATAAAAAATATGAAAGTCTGAGATAAAAATCAGACTTTTTATTTTACCTTTAAAATTAATTCGCTAAATTAATTGATAAAATGCGTAAATCTGAAAAGATGCGCTACATAAGCTATTAATAAATTATTGGGTTATTGATTAAGAATTTAATAATTTATTAATTTAATAAATTGAATACAAAAATATAGGCTAAATTAATTAGACAAATTGAGTTTGGCCTAATTATGTAAGATGGGAGAAATAGAAATGGAATCTAAAAATAAAAAGATTTTAGAAGCATTACAAATGCAACCATTATCTGAAGAAGAAAAAGCCTCCCGCCATATTCTCGGCAGATTATATGGACCTATCGCTACTTGTAAAGAAAAGACAAGAAACGGAAGAGGCTATAACCGTGAATTATGGGAAAAGGCATTAGCCGATGACATCTTTAAAGAGAAACTAGCAACAAAGTCCCTTTTCTTAGAATTAGGACATCCTGCTGATAGAGAAGAGACAGACATGAAAATGGTCTGCGCTTGCATTCCAGAAATGCCTAAAATTGTTGATGGTGACCTTTATGCCTATGTCGATATCCTTGATACAAATAATGGTCGTTTATTAAAGACCTTATGTGATTATGGATTTGTTCCAGGAATTAGTTCAAGAGGATCAGGAGACATCATGGCAAATGATGAAGTCGATCCTGAAACATTCTTCTTAGAGACTTGGGACATTGTACAGCTTCCAGCCGTCAAAAAAGCGAGATTATCCGTATGTGAGTCTCTCGAAAACAAGAAGACATTAAAGACTGCTTTAATTGAATCTTATAATAAGGCTGATGAAGAAGGAAAGAATTCAATGAAAGAAGCATTAGATAACTTAGATATCACATTAGATGTGGAAGAAAAGCCATTAGAAGAGTGTGGTGCTATTAAGGAAGACGAAATTGCTTATGAAGACCCAGATGCTGCTTCATTAGTTGAAGAGGCTGAAGAAGAGGTTGTAACTGAAGAACCTACTGAAGAGACAGAAGAAATTGCTGTTACTGATAGAGAAGAAGCATTGAACGTCTTAGAAGATAAAATAGATATTCATGGTGAGGAAGAAACAATTGTCATTGCTGAAAAAGGACAATTAGATAATCCTGACGCTCCAAAGATTGAAGTTGAAGTTTCTGAAGAAGAAAAAGAAATCTTAGAGCCAGAATTCCATGAAGAAGAACCTACTGAGGCTCAGGTTAAAGAAGAGCCAGTTGAAGAAGCATTAACTGAAGCTGCTGAGGAAGAAGTTTCTGTTGAAGAAACTCCAGCTGAAGAAACTTCTATCGAAGAAGTTCCTGAAGTTGTTGAAGGCGCATACACAGTTGGTGCTATGATTAATCAATTCAAAGATTACGATGAAACTCTTGCATTAGAGTTCAAACCAATCGTAATTGATGATAAAGAACTTGAAGTTACTCATTTAGAGTTTGATGACTCTGAAGAGGGCAAAGTCGTTGTTAGTATCGGTTATAATCCTGTAGAGGATAATAATAAAGAAGAAGTTAATTCTGAGGAAGAACCTGCAGCTGAAAGTGCTGAAGAGACTACTGAAGAAGCTGTCGATGACGGAAATGATGAAGTTATTGAAAGCCTTAAAGAAGCAGTTCGCCAAAAAGACTTACTTGAAGAAGAAATCAGAGACCTTAAAAATCAAAAAACAGTTAGTGATACTGAGGTCAGCGGATTGAAAGAGGAACTTGAGAAATACAAGACTGGTTTCATGAGAGTTAGCGAATTAGCTGCTAAAGCTGGAAAGCTTGAAAAAGAGAATACTTCTCTTAACGAGCAATTAAGCGCAAAAGATACTGAACTACAAGATTTAAAACAAAAAGTTGAAAACCATACCAGTTTAACCGAAAGTGTTAATGCTGGTGAAGCAAAAGTTAAGGAATTAACTGAGAAATTAGTTGCTATTCAAACAGCTGCTGACGAAACAGAAAAAGACTTAACTGAACAACTTGCAGCTGCCAATAAGAAATCCAACGAAAGATTAGCTGTTGCTAAAGCTTACAAAGGAAAGTATGAAAAAGTAGTTGAAAGATATATTGCTTCTAAAGCAACTATGCTTGGCGTTAGACCTACAGATATTACTAGCAAACTTGCCGAAAGTTATTCGCTAGACGATATCGACAAAGTTTGCGATGACCTACTTAATGCAGGTCGACCAATGTTCGGCTTAGGTTATGGCGCTTCAATGAAAATCAATGAATCAAAAGAAACCGCTTCTAAGAAACGTGTTCCTGTTGATCCAGACAATGGTTATGAGATTGATGATGATTTATTAATCTTAGCCGGATTAAAATAGCTGATAACTTACTATCAAATTTAATAAGGAGAAAACAATGAGACAAAATTTACTTGAGACTTATAGTCGTCAATTAAAGGTTGCAGAAGCCTACGTTGCCAAAAACTTCGATGGCAAGACAATCTCTGCTAATACTCAATTAACAACTGCTGTCTTATTAGACAACACTAACAGATGGATGACAGAATCCATGAACACCCAAGCCACTGAAAGAGCTGACTTAGGCGATTGGAAGAAATTCTGCTTAAATCTTACAAACATCGCTGTTCCATCATTAATCGCTAATGATTTAGTCATCGTTCACCCAATGACTTCTTACAGCGGCTCCGTCGCTTACTTAAGCTACGTCAGCAAAACTGATAAGGGTGACATTCACAAAGGATTCGAATTCAATGGTGTCTTCGGTCTTGGTGAAAGCAACGAAGCTCGTACTGCCTTCACTTCCCAAGTTATCGTTGAAACTGTCGGTTCCGATGGTCACGTTGCTTTAAGCCCAATGGCTACAGGCAAATTCGATGGTAAAGATGCTAAAGTCATCAAAGTCGATGGTTCTGTTGAATACATCACTGCTGATGAATTAAAAGCTGGCGTTGAAGCTGGTGCTAAAGTCGCTTACTTCAGCGAAGAGTTCCAAATGGAACACGTTCCTGCTCAAGACATCCCAACTATTGGTCCAGTCATGAAGAGAATTCCTCTTGTTGCTGAGCCAAGACGTATCGCTGTCCGTTACGATCAAATCACTGCTTTCCAAGCTAAGACTGACTATGGCTTCTCTCTCGACAAACAAATCGCTGAGCAAGCTTGTGGTGAATTAGCTTACGAAATCGACACTGAAATCGTCGACATGTTATACAAAGCTGCTTTCGCTAATAAAGACGGTGTTGTCCTTGAATGGTCTAAGACCCTCCCAATCGGCGTTAGCAAATTCGAACACTACAATGGCTTCTTAGAAGTTATTGAACAAGCTAAAGCTGTTATCTACAACAGAACAAAGAAATTCCATCCTAACTACATGGTCATCTCTGCAGACTGCTTACCAGTCTTAAGATTCGTCAATGGCTTCACTGCTGTTAAGAATGCAAAGATGAATGGACCTTACAAAGTTGGTGAATTAGATGGTTTATCAATCTATGTCTCCCCAGCTCTTGAATCAGGCGAATTCTTCCTTGGTTTAAACGGTTCCGATATGATGAGCTCTGCTGGTGT